GTTAGATTAAATAACGTTCATGTCAAGACACGTAACAGTTCCGTAAAAATCGTTACGAACCATCTTCTTACCGTACCGAGTCATAACGCCCTTACGAGGAATAAAATCCTCAGGAGCGAAAATCGTCGGAATAACGATAAGTGGAACGTAAGGAGCATATACGTAACCAGTCTCAAGATAGCTACCACCCTTGTACCCAACAAGAACCTTGTTGCGTGGGAAGTAAGGATCTTTGTAGACCGTGAAGCGGTTGCTCAAAGTACCGACCTTGTCTGCACCAAGAACCATGCCACTTACCTGTCCGTCACCGTCAAGGGTATAGCTTGGCTTGTACATGACTGATGCTTCTAGAATAGTAGCAACGTCAGGACCAACAACAATGAAGTTAGCCGAACCACGGAGGGTTAATCTGTGGATCTGGTTAGCAACATCAATGATTGTCTCAACAAGAGTCTCATACCACTCACGAACTGTTCCTCGGAAGCTTGGTCCCGGGGTAAGTGAGTTAGTTGCCTGAACTTCAGCGCCTGTCACCTTATTGATGAACTTACCTGGTGCACGTGACCAGTAGTAGTTAGCTGCACCAGCTTGAGTGAGAAGATCGTTAAGAATCTCTCTGTCAATCTCAAGAGCAATCTGCTCTGAAAGAATCTGGGTTAACTCAACCTCAGCGTCAAGACTGTGGTATGCGTTAAGATCCTGAGCAAGCTCTGGTGACCAACGAGCACGAAGCTTACGTGTGTTAGCTACGACTGGAATTGACTCAACCTTGATATCAATTTCAGGAATTTCAGGCGAAGGATCTGAACCGAAGTTAGACTCAAAGGCTGGAATTACTGTTGATGAGCCACCTGAATTGCTCTGCTGAGCTTCAACTGGGTGTGAAACCTTGAGGTCTCCAGTTATTCCTACCCCGAGGTCATGACCACCAGAAACAACCATCTTGATAACAGAGTTAGCAGCACCGAGCTTTGTAAGCGCGTTAGCAGTAAACTTGCCGTTGACAAAGGTTCCTATTTCGTTCAAACGCAGAACGTTCGAGGCTGCAGATCCCTGAATTGACGCGTCGACCTGCTTTAAGCCGCCATCAACCCGCAATGCAAACTCTTTAACAAGAGAAAGATCAGCGTTATCAAAGTCAGTTGAGTCAAGCTTAACAAAAAGAGCCTGATAGTATGCCTGCTTGGTTGTACCTTGACCTTCGATAAGAGCAGAGAGCTGCGGATCGAATTGGATTAATTTACCGTCTGTACCTGTTGCATGCAAGAATGATGCCAAGTTACCGTCAATTGACGCACCGGATCCGAATGCACCTGAAGCTGTAATGCTTATTGCGTCACTGAGTCTATGGACTCGTGAGAATCCTGCGCCAGCGAGGTCATATAGACCGCCTACACCTTGTGATCCACTGCGTACACCAGCACCTGTTGGGCTATTGTATACTGAAGATCCTGATGCGTAAGTTCCTTGCGCTGATGGGTGACCTGCTCCTCTTGTGTAATCAAGATAGAACAAAAGACCCGAAGGAAGACTCATAGGCTGAATGCTGACAAGATCGTTAGCAATCAAACCACCGAATACTCGACGGACAATTGGGAATGCAATGTTTGTGAAACCCTGCATTTCGCCGGAAGCAGTTGATGCGCCTCCGCCTGTTGAAAGAGCCGATGACTCTTTAAGAACCTGTGAAGCTTGGTTCTCAAGAAGACGGGACATATTTTCTCTATGTACCCCGTCAAGACCACGAAGCAATCCTGTTCGTGACCACTTCTCTACGAGCTGGCGACTGTGTGATCCGAGATTTCTAGCTCGGATACCCTCAGTTAGCTGCTCCAATGAAAAAGACTTGTTCATTTTTTTCTCCTATTGAAAATGGTTGGAATGGTTAGTCTTTGCTGTGTAAACCAGCGAGGATTCCCCATCGATCCACCTCAACACCATTTGAAGCCGGCTGTGCCGAGCGGGTTGATCTGGAAGACGATCCGAGCGTCCGTAATGATCCCTCTGTTAACTTATTAGATGACTTGCGGTTAAGGGACTCCGTCAAGCTCTTGAATAGAAGCTTAGCTTCGCGAAGGGTCTTGGCATTATCTAGCGCCTCGACAATTGCCTTCTGCTGCTTCATTGAAAGGTTAGTGTTTTGCATAAGCTTATTAGCATAAAGAAGTTTAGCATTGAAGAGGTTCATCTCAACAAGCTGATTCTTTAAATTCTGAATTGCTTCTTTGTACTGCTCGTTTTCGTTTCTTGCCGCGGCGAGCTTGCGATAAAGAGAGCCCTTGCGAGCAGTCTTGTT